TATCATCTAAATCAATCTTTCCACATAAATCCCATTCCCAGTATTCAGATGGTAGAAATTCAATGAGCCTATCAATTCTTATAATATCCCCTGTATATTCTTCCATAATATACCTCTATTCTTTCTTCTTCAAAATTTTCGTCACTTCGCCAACACTTATACAGAATCTTTTGGCAACATCTTTCTTATCACCACTTTTATTATAAGCATTCACAACATCTTCATATGCAAATTCTTCCTCAACTGGTTTATTCATCAAACTATCCATCATCTATATACCTCCAAAATCTTTCTATAATATAATTCTCTGTTGTTTTCATTAATTACTCCTATTCTATCATATCTGGATCATCTTGTGGACATAAATAATCTTCTGGTGTTTCTTCTTCATTCGAGAAAATGCACATTCTTTCCTGGTTTTTAAATATTTCTTCATCGGTAATACAAATATATCTTAAAGTAATACGCATATCAGAATGTCCGAAGATTGTCATAAGCTGTATAAGAGCCTGTTGTTTGTCTGGTGCTGCTAAATAATAACTATGTCCAAAAGTTTTCCGAAGTCCATGAGTACCAATAGGCTGTTTAATACCTGCTTTTATTCTATTTTCCTCAACAGTTCTATACCATGTCGTTTCTCCAATGTGTTCACTTTTATTAGATGGAAAGATGTAAGCAGTCAATTCAGGTGTTTCATTATGATTTTCTAACCATTGATACCAATTCTGAATAGCCATTTTAAAATCACTGTCATATCTTAACTTGATATATTTTCTTTTAATTACATTTCCACATCTATCTCTACGCTCTGTTTTTTCTGGAACAAACTTCTGTGACTTTTTAATTCTCCATCCATCTTCATATACATCTTTCCATGTAAGTTTGCAAAAATCCCCACCACGCAATCCAATATTGATCGCACATATGAACATTGTAAGATTTCGCATAGCGTTTTTTTCTTTATTAACAGTAGTTGCATTATCAACATCTGTTTTAAACACATTGTATACAGATAAAATTTCATCCTTATTATACAAACATTCCATCTCTGTTGACTTCCCACGCCGTAATGTTTTCTGTTTTGGAAAGTTGTATATCGTTGCTTTCTGTTTTTGATTGATATAACACGGCTGTTGGATTGCTAAAGCTGGCATAACCACACCTCCTAATATTTTTCATTCTTCCTTATCTTCTCTAATTTCTCTTTCTTCTTGTTGAGATGTCGCACCCTTGCTCTGGGCTTATATTTGTCACACTTCTGACAATAGTGCCAATGGTTTGCATCTCTACCTTTCTTGCACTCTCCCATACAGATATAGTATAAGCAAGGTGTTTCTCTGTCTTTCGCCATATTGGTTTCCTCCATATTTAGTTTTATTTATCATTTGGAAATTATGACTTGAAATAGTCCAGAAAATAAGTTATAATAAATTCTGGATGTGTGTCATTTGCGCATTATCCCTATCTTTAGTAGTGTAGGTTATCGCTTTGGTCGGTTGAGAACCTACACTATTTTTATTTCTTCCAATATCCGTATAAGCAACAATCACCAGAATCCCACTTATCATAGAAATTTCCGTCAACTGATGCAACTGCGTGATTTGCCACGCTTAAAAAGTATGTACCTTCTTTATGATCTTTTGTAAAGCTTTCTACTGTAGGACGTTTAGATCCTTTCTTGTTACTAATTCCTACATACTCAAAACCATGTTCCTCTAAGTATCTCTTATAACAAGGCTTGCTATTCGGATTACACTGTATATCTCTTGCAATCGGAATCAATTCATCAAATACTTCTAACCATGTTTTGTTCATTACCTTGCATAATGCACGAATAACACAATCACTTTGTTCATCTTTTTTGTCTTTATCATTTGGATTAAAGTGCATATAATGTTTACTTGTCATTTGATTTTTCTCCTTTCTCTTAACTTAATTATATTATAGCATTAGTACCATTGTATTTCAATAGGCATTAGTACCAATATTCATAGTTATTATTTGTTATATTTATACAATAGTACCATTGTATTTCTTGTACAAAAATAAGACACCTATTAAGATATCTTATTTCTAATTGTCTCTTTCCATTTTTTCTTTAATAGCTTGCCTTATGAAACCTGCTTTTGTATATCCCTTTTCTTCACAATAAGTCGCAAGAGTAGCAGCTTCTTCTTTTGGCATAGACAGTTTAACTTGTGCATATGCCTTTTTAAAATAACGCTCATTGGCTTCTTTCTTTGCTTTTGATACTGTTATCTTAACCGCCTCCCATCATATCTCTTCTTATTATAAAGGAAATCTGCTCACGTAGCAAGTAATTATTTATCCGTTTTAACAGCATATCACCGCATTTATACGATGATTTACGTCCGTTACCGCTGAAAAGTCCTATAAGCACCTATAACTTTTCCATGAAATGTCTGTTTTAACTTTTCATCAAATCATCTACTGAATCAAAAAGTTTCAAATCATCATCTAAATTTTCATGAACCCCATGATGATAAGCAAATCCTCCAATCCATTCAATAACTTCTTTTCTGTTTTGTAAATAATCTTCTTTTCGCATCTTTCTAACGTCATGTAATCGTTCACTTGTTACCGATCCATTCCTCGTAAAAATCGTACAGTAACAATATCCGTCTTCTACAAAATCATGTAGTAAATGACAAGGATACCAGGATTTACCAATCCTAAACTCATACATATGATTATAATTTCCGTTAGCTTGTTCAACAGTCATTCTTATCACCATCCAATCACACAATATCCATTTACGATTCCAACACAATTATTTGATATAGATGTAATTTTAAAACATGCTTCTTTATTAGGTTGTATACTATAAAAGCAGATCATATCTCCAATCATATAATCATTATTTTGAGTAATTACGTAACTTTTTATACCACTGATAATACAATCATATTCTTCTGACTGTATCTTTAATTTATGCATTTTCGGTTTTCTTATCATGTATATTTTCCTTTATTCCAAGATAATAATGATGAGTATCTTCTTTTATTTGTTCATCTTTTCTATAAATTCCATAACCATTTTGTTTATCAATAAACTTATATCCGTCTGGAATTTTATCAACCAATTCTACCTTTAAATTATTTTCATTAATTTGAAATTCTTCAAAACCTATTACCATAATTCCTCCGATCTAATTTTATGAAATGCATGTTTTATTGTAATTTGACCAAATCATAACTATTTACTGACATATCAATGATTTGTTGACCATCCCATTGTACATAAACAAATCCATCTGAGTAATAATGGAGTCCTTTTATAACAGTTCCATCTATATATTCTGTTGTATGATCATGTCTGTTTTTATATTTTCTTACTCGATCTCCCTTTCTTAAACACTTCCAATCTTTATTTTCTACCAACCACATACCCCTTTCATGAAAACAATCTTTCAATTATCTATATATTCTCTACGCATTTCATAAATGTTTTGGTTTCCATATCAAATGGATTACAGTCATAATAAAAGAGACATTTTGTAAAATCTTCTGCACACTGTAATATAAGTGTATCAATGTCTGTTGTATCCGAATCAAACAATTCAATATCTGCCCCAAATACTTTGCAAATATACTCTTTTTTACTTTCATCATTTGTTATAACTAATTCCCAAAATTTTCCCTCTGGATAGGTATTTAAAACAAATCCTTTTTCTTTAAGCAAATTACCGTAGTTCATATTCAAACCTCCACTTGAAAGCAATTTTTCAACTATTCATTTTTCCTCTTTTAATATCAAACAATTTTTCATTATGCTAATCTTATTCCGTTTTTTGCTTGATACTCAGCCCAACATTCGTTAAATCTATTTGGGTTTATATCTTTGCCTCTAAGAAACCTTGCATATTTTCTTTTCAATGGCTGCATTTCTTTTTTATAAATATCGTCATTGATCCAATTCCAAATATCCATATACGCCATGTCATATTTTACACCACGTTCAGGTTTCCATTCAAAAACATCTGCACATATAATATTGACCTTTTCGTTAAAATTAAGCTGCGAAGCAACCAAATCAATGACTTCCTGATTTTTTTCAATCACAGTAATACTTTTCACTTCTGGTTTATCTTGAATTGCCATAACAATCATTCCAATTCCAAGACCACCAATAATAATATCTCCATATGCTTTTGAACAAAATCTTAAATTTGTTCGTTGTTCCATACTCGTGTCAGACATAACACACTCTCCGTTATGTGTTAATCTAATATATGTTCCAGGCATAATACCATCTAACATTGCTCTGAAATTGCCTTGTTTTATCTCAAACTTCTCTAATTTCCAACCGTTATTTTCTCTTTCCTCTAATAACTCTGGCATATTTTTATACATTCAATCACCTACTTTCATTCATTTTTCCTCTTTTAATATCAAGCAATTCTTTTAGGATAATTTTTTTAATGTCAAATATTCCGTTCTCCCAAACATCCATCTCTCCGTATTCATTAAATCCAGATGTGCGGATTTCTCCATTATCCATGCAGTTAATACATTTCAAAATATCACAGTGTCCGGTTCTTGCTCCCCATAACCTGACAGAATCTAATACAATTTCAGAGTATGTGGTTATAATCAAATCTTCATTTGCCCTAAAATACGTATCACATAATTTCAAAATTTTTTCAGATAGTTTATAAGGATGTAATGTGCTCTGTTCTGGAAAATACTTTACATGTTCATAATTTCCTGCAAGATATAAATTTCCATTTCGTTGACCTGTAACAATGATTATTTCCATTATAT